TAAAAGAATCAATAGATGACGAAGCGGCCCCAAGCGGGGGTGTAGACATATATGCAACGCCCATTTTTGGCTACCCGGATGAAGTGGGGTATGCCCAGGCAGAATTGGCCTATCAGGTAATAAATACTGATCTGTTCCAAAAAGATGTGGGGGCTATGCCGGACGTAATGCCTATGTCTTTTGACCTTGGCGGCACACTAAGTGCAAGATATGGTAGAGAATTGTTTGGCACCAGCAAGTTCTCAAAAGACAGAACAAGTCCGTTAGACATTGTGTATTACTTGCTCGGCCCTTGGCTTGCCAATATAGGGGGCAGATGTGTTTAACTTTGAGGTAATAAAAACTTTAGCCAATAGTCTATTAAACCAGCTTTTTAACAGCACGGTAAAAGACGCGGCTGTATACAAGAAATTTGAGTCCTCAACTTATAACGCAAGCGAGGGCCAAAACGTATCTACTTACACAGAGTACAGTGTGGACGTAATACGAAGCAGCACTGCCCTTGAAGCACAAGGTGCAAGTACAGTACTGAGTGCCATAGGGTTTGAAGCTGGGGAAATGTTCTTTTTCTTAAAAGCCAGCGATATACCCCGAACCAATTTATACGACTCTGAAATATTAAAGGACTATATTATCATAGATGGTAGGGACTATCAAGTAAAAAAATGTGTCCCGGTATTTGATATATTTGCAAAGATACAGGTGTAGCGCATGGAATTTGATAAAGCCATTGCCAATTTTCGTAAAAAAGTTGATCTCAAGACCACTCAAGTATTTCAAAGGGCTTGCAACCAAGTATCTATGAAAATAGCCAATGAAACTGGCGTGAGTACGGGGCGACTTTTAGGGCAGTGGGCACCAAGTGCAGGCACAAGCACTAAGTATACCTATACTGGAGGCCCTAGTGCATGGAAGGGTGGTGTAAAAAATAAGGCAGTAGCAGACACCAATAAAGCACAGGCAATGGCAGATTTGAGTCCAAGAATAGGAGCCGTAACAGAAATACTTAAAAAAACAGAACCATACTACTTTACTAATGATACCTCATACGTAAAACAGGCCGAACATGATGGGTGGGAAGTGCAAAGGCCGTATAATATGAGAGAAAAAGGGCGGCAGGCATTTGTAGGCATAGTAAATAATATAATTATGGAATTAAAAAATGGCTAACTACGCAGAAATACAATCAGTCTTAAACGAACAACTAAATGCCATATCTAATCTGCCTATGATTTCTTACGAGAATGTTCAGATAGAACCAGAAGACGATGACTTGTATTTGCGTAGTTATTTAATACCGGCGAATTCTCAAAACCCAATTTTAGGGGCCTCAGCCCCTACATTTGAATCCGGCACATTTGCGGTTTTGGTTTACATGGTACGAGATACAGGATGGAAAGCCGGATATGATTGGGTAGATACAATAGTAGAACAATTTAAAAGGGGTACTGTATTGACTAATTCTGCTACAAGCATTACTGTAAGGATTAGAAAAGCGTATCCAGTACCCGGATTTTACGGGGAAAATGGCAGGTACGTAGTACCAATTCACATAGAATATTTTTCATACATAGATATATAAGGAGACTATAAAATGGCTGAAGAAAATGTTGCACAAGGATCGCGATTTCAAGCAATTTACGCTGTAGAAGATTCCTGGGGAGTTTTACCCAGTGCTTATACTGTTTATAACCTGAGAGTCACCGGATTTGGTGTTCAACTAGGTAAAGACTCTTTTCAGAGTGAGGAATTAAGGTCTGACCGGCAAATTTCAGACCTGCGGCATGGTATGTTTAATGTGTCAGGCGATATTCCGGTTGAATTGTCTTACGGGGCATTTGATGATCTGATTGCTGCTGCTATGTTTAATAGCTGGGCTTCGAATGACACTATAGAGACCGGGACTACCCAGTCCTCGCTCAGAATTCAAAGGGCGTTTACTGACGTAACTGAGTACCATGAGTTTTTGGGTTGTGTGCCCTCTAGTTGGAGTGTGTCTATTGCGCCTAATTCTATTATTACCTCTACCTTTTCCATAATGGGTCAGACAATGGAAACTACCCAGACTCTTACAGGTGCAGTAGATAAGGCAACAAATGCACCTATGGATAGTTTCAGTGGTTACATTCGAGAGGGCGGTAATACATCAAGTGATGAAATAGCAATTGTAACAGGGCTTGATTTTACGCTTGAAAATAATTTAACTCCTATGAATGTTGTAGGCAATCAACTTTCAGTAGGACTGTCTGAGGGTCGAGCAAATTTAACGGGAACCCTTACAGCTTATTTTGCTGGTTCTACATTGCTTAATAAGTTCCTGAATGAAACTGAGTCTGTTCTTGAAGTGCAGATAGCAGATGCGTCTGCAAATACATATACGTTCTACATGCCTCGAATTAAGTACAGCGGCGGTGATTTAAGCGTTGATGGGGAAGGCCCTGTTTCGCTTAGTTTGCCCTTCCAGGCACTGTATGATACTTCGGGCGGTATTAGTACCCTGCAAATAAGCAGGTAACACAAACAGCCCCTCTAAATGAGGGGCTAAATTTTAAGGAGGATTTATGACGTACAGTTTGGATCAGCTTAACACGGCAAAAGCGGCAGATGAGGGGAAATGGCTGGAACTCGAACACCCGGTTTCAGGCGAACCGCTTGACATGCACCTTAAACTTTTGGGGTCTGACTCTGATGCGTATAAGAAAACTATGCGTAAGCAGCAGGATCGCCATTTGAAAAAAGGGCTGCGGAAACTCACTTCTGAGCAGGTAGAAGCAGACAGCACTGAGTTGATTGTGTCGTGTACCGTTGATTGGAAGAACATGCAGGAAAATGGCGATGATCTTGAGTTCACTAAAGAAAATGTTCGCCGGGTGTATAAAACCTATGACTTTGTAAGAGAGCAGGCTCGTGAGTTTGTAGAGGACAGAAGTAATTTTTTGGGGGAGTTCTAGAAGAATTAGAGGAGGCATTTAAATATGTTTTAGACATGGATTTTAAAGAAGAAGGCAAAATCTCACAAAGAGAAAGCCTCGAACAGGTGTTGAATTCAGCCCCTGTTGGATCTAAAGCATATGAAAGTGCCAAAACAAAATTGGATCAAGAACCGGAAATTCCTTATTGTCTAAGTTATATATGGGAGTGGTTTTGGGAATTAGATCAGACAAGAACGACGGATATGGCAGGCCCCAACCCTATTACGTTTACTGAGATTCAATCCTGGAATCATTTAAAAGGCATAGGAATTTCCGATCTTGAACTTTTTGTTCTAAAAACACTTGATTCAATTTATTTAAAATTCAGGAGGAAAAAGAAAAAATAATGTTTGTCTATAGACTAATTTGCCGCCCCACACGACGAGTATATGTCGGCACTTCTGAATACTATCCTGAAATTAATACCTTAGATGTACCAAAAGAAGTGCAAGCTGATTTTGATAATTTCGGAAAGGATAATTTCGGCCTTTTTGTCATATGTGAGCTAAATGATGTAGATAAAGCGATTCACAAAGCAGAAGTGCTGATGGAAAAAGAAGCCGTTAAATACGAAATCACTGAAAAAGTAACTGAAGAAGAACCCAAATATGAAATAATACAACAATTTCCCTATCATCCTTTTAAGGTATAACACATGGCTGACCTTGCAGAACTTGGCATACTTGTAAAATTTCAAGATCCTCAAAATGCTCATAAGCAATTAAAAGATATTGAGGTACAGGCAAAGAAAACCTCAGATGCAGCTAACAAGCTAAAATCTGCTGGGAAAGCTATGGCCGATGGTATGTCTAAGACTGCTGTGGCCACAAAAGGGGCAAAAAAGGGGTACGCAGAATTAAAGGGGGAATTAAATAAACTTTCTGCTGCATTTAAATCTGTACAAGATACTCCTAAAGGTTTAAAAGATTTATCTACTAATTTAAATCAAGTGGATAAAGCTACTAAAAAAGCATATGAATCAGGTAAATTAGGATTAGATGGATATAAACGATTAGCTCAACAATCTGATAGACTATCATCTAGCATTAAAACCCAAATTCAAGCATTAAGAAGTAGCGCAGACAGCTATCAAAAAGCGGATAACGCTTCTCGTCAATATATTCAATCTTTAAAACAACAGCAAGCGGCTCAAAATAATCTTGCTCGTAATAAAGAATATGAGGCATC